TCAGGCACATGAGGCTTTTGACCCAATTTGGAAAGAGGGCTATCTGCCACGGACTGCGGCCTACGAGGTTTTGTCAACCGCTTTCCGATTGCCAAAGGAGCAGACTCACATCGGAATGTTCGATGAGGAGCTTTGCCGGAAAGTAATCTCATTGTCAAACACAATTCTTAAATACATCAGAGAAGATGGCTAAACAAATAACACGCGGCAAGTTTCTCCTTATAGAATGTACCGCTGATGAGCTGATGAATGCTGTCGGCTCCGACATCTGCATCTGCGATTGGTGCGGCAGACCATACCTCCCCTCTGATAAAGGGGTCTACATTGCAGTCCTTAATCATTGGTATTGTAAGGAGTGCTTTTATGAATGGGCGGCACAAGCCACCTGGTATCCCCAAGATGCCGATGTTGAGCGTAAGAATTTCAGCTTCTATGCTCCTCGTCTCGGAGTCAAATGTCAGTAAATGTTAAGGCGTAAAAATGGCGGGCAATGCGTTTGCGCAACTCGTTAAAAATGACTAACTTTACTGTATATCAGAAACAATGATATTAAAAGTCAAACCAATAAAAACCTACCTATATGGCAAAGAAAAAACAACCAAAAGTTGAGCAAGACCAAGAGGTCAACGATGCTCAGATGAAAACCGAGGCAGAGGCTAAGGCAATCATCGAAAACAACCTCCGCTTCTACTCGCAAGGATGCGAGGTTCCGGCAGACGCGCTCAAACCAATCAGAGCAGGCCGACTCAAAGGGATGTCCGATGTGAATCCGATGTGGCGCATGAAGAGAATGACCGAGATTTTCGGTCCTATCGGATTCGGCTGGAAATACGAAATTGTAAAGCAGTGGACTGAGACCTACGGAAACGAGGTCAAGTGTTTCTGCGTTGTCAATCTCTTCGTCCGCGATCCCGAAACAAAAGAGTGGAGTGAGCCTATACCCGGCAGTGGAGGTTCTGCCATCGTATCAATGGAGAGCAAGGGTGCTTATGTGAATGATGAGGGCTACAAGATGGCTCTTACCGATGCACTCTCAATCGCCATGAAGCCGCTCGGAATCGGAGGCAATATCTGGTATGGTCCCAAAGCGTCAGGGCATAATGAGAGCAAGTATGAGGCATCCACAAGAGAAGATGCCAATCAGAACCAACATCCTCAGCAAAGTCAAGGCACCTCAGCGATGGCGTTCACCGGCGCACAGCTCAACCAAGCCATTCAGGAAATGAACGCAACCACCACTGAGGCAGAATTTCAGGCTTGCTGGCAGAAATGGGCACAAATATCTCCTGCGTTGACAAGCAATGGCACTGACTTCTACAAAGCCGCGTGTGCAAAAATCAACTCTATCAAAAATCCCTCCGCAAAATGATGCAGTTCAAACAATCCCCTGTAATCTTCGACGAGGATAGCCACAGCTATCAACTCGACGGCAAGAGATTGCTCGGCATCACGGGACTTATACACTCAATCCTCGGATTGGGTGTATATCCCGATGCAAGTGAGCACGTCAAAGATTTCATCATTCCAAGAGCCGGAAGTCGCGGCACCGCCGTTCACCATGCCATTCAGACCTATGACCAACTCGGTATCAAGCAGACTACTCAGATAGTCCACACTCGCTACGGATGCCGGGAGCGTGATAACATTTCCTATGTTGATGAGACGTGGGATGTGAGTTCAGAACTTGAGGCATATATCCGACACCTCAACGGGTTCAAACCTCTTGCCAACGAGTTAACTGTTTCCGACAATGTGCGCTACGCCTCGCAGATAGACAATGTTTGGCAGTACGAGAAAACGGGTGGTATATGGCTTGTCGATACCAAGACTAACAACATCAAACTCTATCCGCTTTGCGGCTACTACAACGCCAACTATTTCAATAGCGGTGAAGATGCCCTCAAAGAATACCTCTCCTGGCAGCTCTCAATCTACGCAGAGTTATTTGAGGCAGAGAACCCCGGACTAAAGGTGGAGGGGCTGGCTTGCAACTGGCTGAAAGCCGATGCCGATGCGTTCTGGGTTATAGAGCGCAAGCCATCGGAGTTGGTTCAGGAACTCCTTAAAACCACCTATTTTTTCAGCGACAATGGGCCGGTCTATTTCCATCCCGATTTGTCGATGTTCGGCATCGGCTCGACTCTCCCTGCCGAAGTCAAAGAGCAAACTCCGATAGTTGCCCCCGATGTAGTGGATTATTTCACAAGACTTCTGAAAACATATAAGGATGCAGAGGCGAAACTTGAAGAGGCTAAAACAGCATTGAGAGCCGCCATGACCGAGCATAAAGTGAAGTCTTTTGATTTTGGCACATTCAGTGCCACAATCGGAGCCGACAGCGTTTCAACCTCCTTTGACACCAAAACATTCAAAAAGGATCATCCCGAACTATACAAGAAATATGCCTCATCAAAAGCCAAAAAGGGCAGTTTCACAATAAAACTCAAAGACAATGATTAAATTTTCAGCAACAAACGCCCTGGTTCACTCGGTTACTCCGGTGATTGAGATTGAGTCCAGATCCGGCGGTCAGCCGTTCTGCAAACGAGAGCTCATCATTGATGACTCTTGGGATAAGGATGGCAAGCATTATGCCAACTTCGTTTCAATCGAGTTCACCGGCGACAAGATGGCTCAACTTGACAGTGTCTATCCCGGTATGCGTGTGAACGTGGATGGACTTCTGAGCGGCCGAGAGTATAACAACCGCATCTACAACTCCGTCAGGGGTCAGTCGGTTTCTCCTTATCAGGCTCAACAGCAGAGCGCGCCCGCCCCGGCCCCCATGCCTATCGGTTATCCTCAGCAACCGCAGTATCAGCAGGCTCCCGGCTATCAAGCAGCTCCCATGCCTGGTGGCTATCCTCAACAGCCTGCCGCCCCTGCATATCCTCAGCAACCTCAACAGTATGCCCCATCACCTGCGCCGGCAACCGCGCCCGTTACGGCTCCTGCACAGCAGCCATACAGCCCACCATCTTCGCCGGGTGTGGCTGACCTGCCGTTTCAACGCTGATGGAAGCCAATCTCACTAAGCGTAACGGAGTAGTGTCGATGGATAAGGATTTCAACCTTATGTGTCAACTACTCCGTAACGGTGAGTACACAGTAAAGATAGTACGAAAGACTCAACCTCGCACCATATCGCAGAACTCATTGATGTGGATGTGGTACAAGTGTATGGAAGATGCGACGGGAACTCCCAAAGAGGACTTTCATGATTATTATAAAGCCAAGTATCTGAGCCGTGATGTGGTCGTCGGCAAAAGGTGGTATCGGGTTCCCGGCAGTACCAACGACCTCAACACCTTGCAGATGACAAACTATCTTGAAAAAGTCAAGGCAGACGCGGCAACAGAATTTGGGATAATGCTCCCACTTCCCGAAGATAGGAACTACCAAGCGTTCATATCTGAGTATAGGATAAGATAACACGTCGGACGGTCAGGAATGGCCGCCCGGCTTTTTTATTAACAATTTCAAAACAATGGAAACCCAAGAAATCAAAATCAAAAAAGCCAAATTGAGCAAAGGCGGCTGTGTCGAGGCATCGTACATTGATGCCGACGGCAACGAGATTACTCTAAAGGGTAAGAACAAGTGCCACAATGACCTTAAAGTGGCACTTGCCGCTCTGGTCCCATTCTTTGCCGACCTCACCGAGCAGAAGGAGGCAGACACCATCGACTGGAGCGACCTTGAAAGTGCTGAGAATGTTGACCTCCTCCGCAAACTCGATGTAACGGGTCTCAGCATCGGCGGTGATGACAACAACCGCATCATCACTATGACCGGCCGGCGCACCCTCATCACATCAAGGGTTCTTAATCTCAACGCTCCCGGCGTAGAGATGGAATCCGAGACATTTGAGTGGAGCCACATCGACGACTTCGACTTAGCGGTGCAGGCTTTCATTTATGAGGTCAAGGAGTACATCGTAAACCGCAAATGGGAGGTTGTTCAGGCAACTCTCTTTGATGGTGATCCCGATGACCCCTTTGCCGGAGCCGAGCCGACCGATGCCGCTCCCCCTGTTGAACAGCCTGCCGAAAATGTAGCGTAAGAATGAAACCAATATATATTACCGAAACGCCCAACACTTTCCGCCTCTCCTTTGAGTATAACAAGGAACTTGTAACAACCATCAAGCGTGTGCCGAGTGGCCCGCGATGGGATGCTCAAGAGAAAGAATGGATTGTGAAAAAGGAAAGTATCTGCTATCCTCCCGGGCGTGATGCTCGGTGGTATGTAGAGGCTTTCGCTCAATGGGCAGTTGCCAAACACTTTTGTACTAACATTTCAAGGCGTAGCGAATCCCACGATGTAGTATATGAGATTCCACCGATGAAGAATTTCACCGGCGAACATTATATGCTCCTCAATCCATACGAGTATCAGTTGGAGGGAGTGCGCTACGCCTTGGATCATAAGCGTTGCATTTTTGGCGACCAGCCCGGCTTGGGTAAAACTCTTCAGGCGATATGCTCAGTAGTCAAGGCTCACAAGGAAGCCGCTGTCTATGGGGATTCATTTCCTGTACTCGTAATCTGCCCCGCTGCTCTCAAAGTCAACTGGCAGCGTGAGTTCAAAAAGTTTGCCGGCATCAACGCTGTTATTCTCGATGACAAAAACCGCGATAGTTGGCATCGTTTTTATGAGTTGAGGCGTGGTGATGGAGACCCCTATGCCCCGGTGTTCATCACAAATTATGAGAGCCTAAAAAAGTTCTTTGTGAGTGATGTCAAAGACCACGCACGAATGACTCTACGTTCCATAGTCTTCGATGAACGCATCAAACTGTTCAAGTCCATCATCATAGATGAAAGCCATAAATGCAAATCAAGCAAGACACAGCAATCAAAGTATGTTGAGGGAATCTGCAAAGGTAAAAAGTGGGTGTTCGCTCTAACGGGTACACCTGTTGTCAATAACAATACCGACCTTATCCAGCAGCTCAAAATCCTCGGCAGGCTTGATGACTTCGGCGGCTATAAGCAGTTTGTCGGCCGCTACTGCGATGGACCCAAACAATCCTCCAATCTGCGAGAGTTGAATTATCGCCTTTGGATGTGCTGTTTCTTTCGTAGAGAGAAAGCCAAAGTGCTTACTCAGTTGCCCGACAAGATGCGCCAGTACATCACTTGCGACATTACCAACCGCAAGGAGTATGACGATGCAGAGAATGATGTTATCAAATATCTCCGTCAGTACAAGAATGCGAGTGATGACCGAGTGGCACGCGCCATGAGAGGTCAAGTGATGGTAAAGATGGGCATACTTAAACAGATTGCGGCGAGAGGTAAAATCAAAGCAGTTTCCGAGTTTATCCATGATGTCATAGACGGAGGGGAAAAACTCATCATGTTTGCATATCTGAAGGAGGTTGTGGAGGCTCTGAAAAAAGAGTTCCCCGATGCAGTAACCGTTACGGGTTCTGATGACATCAAAGCCAAGCAGAACGCAGTTGACCGCTTCCAGAACGACCCCGAGTGCAAACTCATAATCCTCAACTACAAGTCCGGCGGAACGGGTCTAACACTTACGGCTGCAAGCCGAGTTGGGTTTATCGAGTTCCCCTGGACCTATTCGGATTGTGAGCAGGCAGAGGATCGCGCCCATCGCAACGGACAAAAGAACGCTGTCAACTGTTACTACTTCCTCGGTGACAAGACCATTGACCGCTATATGTATAATGTCATTCAGACAAAGAAAGACATTGCCAACGAGGTTACGGGAACCACTACCCAAATCGAAGAGGATATGCTCAACATCACAATGAACCTGTTCCAAGACCGAATATGAAAAAGAGATTCAAACTCCTCAACCGCTCCGGCAAAGTCCATATTTTGCATTGGGCGGCTGATGGTAAGCTGTTCGGTCCCGACTGGGAAGCTGTGGCTACGTTTGATGACAAAGACTCAAATCTGGAAAGATGCAAGACTATAATACGGCTTATGAACGAGTGCGACAAGCACACAGACCACCCTAACGATGACAGAACAAGAGATAATAAAAAGTGAGCAGGGTTATTCGGAATCCAAGATACAGCATATATGTGTGAATTGGTTCCGGCAGACATTCCCCCATGTCGGCAATCTTCTTTTTGCAGTGCCTAACGGCGGATGGCGTGGAGCCCGCGCCGGTGCCCAAATGGTATATGAGGGACAAGTCAAGGGCGTTGCTGACCTCATCCTGCTTTATCCGTCAGGAGGCAAGTCAAGCCTCTGCCTTGAGATGAAAGTACCAAAGAAGAAAGGTAGCAGCGCCGGGACACAGTCTACCACTCAAAAGGAGTGGCAGGCTCTCGTTGAGCAATATGGCAGCACCTATGTAGTGTGCCACGGACTCATTGAGTTTATACAGGCTGTTTGCTCCTATCTTCAAATCAACTCTCAAAAGTATATTACTGAAGCTCTCAATAAGTATCCACTTTATCGATGAACTATATTGAATTAATTAACCGCTTTTGGCAGAAGGTTGAGATGAAGGATTTTCTTCCCTCGGAGGCTTGCGTATATTTCAGACTTCTGGATATATGCAACAGGTTAGGATGGCAAAATCCGTTCCCCCTCTCCAACTCACGGGCAGTCGCGCTGATGGCGATGAATGAAAAGACCTTTCGTGCTATCAGAGACAAGCTCGGCGGGCGCGGTTTAATCGAGTTCAGGAAAGGCAAGAAGAGGGAGAGCGCACCGATGTATTGTTTCCCGGAAAAGACTGATGATGGTTGTTGGGTTTTTCCTTGGGGGAATTTTTTGGAGGTAAAAAATACCGTTAAAACTACCGTTAACACACCCGCTAACGCTACCGTAAACACTACTGCAAACACACCCGTTAACACGCCCGCATATAATAAAACTAAAACAAATAAATCTCCTAACGGAGATAGTGCGGGACAGCCTCAACCGGAAATATCGTTGTTTGCAGAAGAGGAAAAGAAAGCCGGCAGGCGAAAGCCAAAGGCATCCAAAGACCCACCATCTCCACCGCCGACGCTTGAAGATGTCATGCAATATTTCCTAAGCCAAGATGCAGACAAGCGTCTTGAGAATTGGGAAGAATCCGCCAGGCGGTTCTTTGACAACTTCAACGCCGTTGACTGGAGAGATAAATTCAACCGCCGGATCACAAGATGGGACAGCAGGGCTAACTCATGGATTCTTGATGATGAGAAACGGCAAAAAGAAAGGATAACCCCAAATGAAATTAAGCAAGCAGATAAACTTTCAGAACGTAGAGGAACTGAGCCAAATGCTACAAGCCGAAAGGGTTTCAAGGGAACGTTTTAGCCTTGAAATTTCCGAAAAGGATTGTGCCAACGGGCTGTATTCCGCCATGAAAGCAGAGGTTCAGTATCGTGGCGGTACGTTCAATTTAGATGCTGACACTCGCTCCCATATCTTCACGGCTGCCAAATGGCTCATCAATCCGAATACCACTCCAGGGCTGTTGTTGTGTGGATTGTGTGGCAACGGCAAGACTACCCTTGCAAGGGCTATCGCATGGCTAATAGGATACCTCTCGGAGCGTGAGTTGGGGTATTCCAACCGCAAGAGGATGCCACTCTATACTGCAAAGAACATTTGCCGGCTATGTGCCGCAAGTGAGAAATTCAAAGAGCAGTATGATGAGTATGGGAGATTGTTCACCGAGCCAATGATGATAATTGATGACCTCGGAGAAGAGCCAAAAGAGGTCATGGTCTATGGTATGCCGCACACTCCAATCATTGACATTATCAGTGAGCGTTATGCCGCCCAACGGATGACCATAATCACGACCAACCTCGAAGTTGATCAACTCAAAGGGAAATATGGAGAGCGTATCACTGACCGCTTCCGAGAAATGCTAACCTCAATCATTTTTGAAAATGACTCATACCGAACCAGTCCGAGTGATAGTTAGATGGACCACACGCGATGAAGAAGCCATTGCCGCCATTCGCAAGCATTTTAATCTACCCAATTATACCACGCTTAACGGCTGGACACCGGCTGAAATCAAGCCGGAAGATATGGATATGTTTGAAGAATGTGCCCGACGAGGGTTCTTTGGCATTATCCGCGAAAAATGGTGTAAAAATGGTGGCCAATAAATTTTTTCATCTCGTAAATAATGGCTAACTTTACAGTATAACAAACTAAAAGTCAAACCAATAAAACCAACTATGGAAATAAGAAAAATTCCACTCTCATTGGTGTCTCCATCACCGATGAACCCTCGCAAAACATTTGACGAGGATGAGTTGCAAGAGTTGGCGGACAACATCGAGAAGCAGGGTTTACTCCAGCCTATCACCGTCAGGCCCATTGCAGACAAAAAACAGTTTGCCGTTGTAGATGGCAACGCCGACTTCCACCCTGAGTATGAAATCATCTGCGGAGAGCGCCGCTTCCGCGCCTTTTGCAAACTATCTGACAAGTGGCGGGAAATGGATTGTGTGGCTCCTAAAGGAGAGACATATGACCGCTTCTCTGAAATCTCTGCCATTGTGCGAGAAATGAACGATGAAGAGGCATTTGACGCGATGATAACCGAAAATCTTCAGCGCAAAGATGTTGACCCCATTGAAGAGGCTTTTGCTTTTGGTCAGCTTATCCAAAAAGGCAAGACCGCTGAAGAAATAGCGGCTCGATTTGGCAAGTCTATCAGATTTGTTCAGGATCGCGTCAAACTCAACAATCTCATCCCGGAACTCATGCTTGCTGTCAGAGATGACAAAATGAGCATATCGGCGGCGATGATAATTGCCAAGCTCGATGATGAGCATCAGCGTCGTTATCATTCATCCTACTCCAACAACTCCAGCGGATTCACTAAACAGACCGCCGATAGTTTCACTAAATCTCTCTTTATGTCTATCGACGGTGCTCCCTGGTATCAGACCGATGACCAAGCCGATGAAGATTATGAGGGAGGGTGTGGTTGTAAGTGTTCGGAGTGTCAACTCAACACCGCCAATCATGGGTGCTTATTTTGGGATATGAAGACGGAAGATGCCGGGAAATGCACCAACCGGGATAAATTCTATGCCAAGCACTCTGCGTTCATCATAGATATGTTAAATCGCTTTGACCACCCGGTAATCAAGAAAGGTTCACCGCTTGAGACCGGGAGCGTTGTCATAATAGATGATGAGGAATGGTGCAGCCCAGCCACGAAAGAACTCAAGAAAGCCATCTATGAAAAGATTAGAGCGGCAGGCTTTGAGGTAATCAAGGCTAACGAGATATTTGAAGGCAAATGCCATTACACTGACAAGAGACTTGACCGTAACATCGAGATGGGATATGTCTATCAGTGTCTTAAAATCTTCACATACGACAATGTGAGGTTTGAGACACAGTGGCGGTACTTCAAGGGAAAAGGCAAGATGCTTGAGGCAAATGAGGGCAAAGATAAAACTCCGGCAACCTCCACTCAATCAGCAGAAGCGATGAAACTCATACAGCAGCGCAACCGAATAAAGGAAATCGCTGTCGAGAAAATCACAGCCGAATCCCGAGCAATGGCCGGCAATCTCGCAGAGGCAAAGCGCAAAGGAGAGTTGAGCGATGCAGAGATGTTCGCATTTCAGTGTATAATATTCTCCCTCTGCGGATCTGATATGCTGAAAAGGTACGGGCATAAAGGTTTTGGCAAGGTGTCTGAGCGTTCTTTCATCGACGTAATCAAGCATAATCGAGCAGACTGGTCAATGTGGATAAGAGAGTTTATCCGCACGATAATTACCAGTGCTGATATAACCTACAATGGGCTCTATCAGTATTGCGCCGGAGAAGTGCTGAAGGAATGGATGCCCAAAGAGTGGAAAGAGATGATCGACAAATATCGAGTTAAACTTGATAAAGACCTCGCCAAAAATGCTGAGAAACTGAAAGGTCTTGGTTATGGCATAGACGGCAAGTTGCTCCCTCAACCTAAAGAATCGGTTGTCAAATCTGTTGTAGATTCGACAAAGATTGAGGCAGAGACAATCGCTATCCCCAAAGGGAAGAACATACAAAAGCAATTCAAGGAGATGAAAGCCAAGCATCCCGGTACTATTCTTCTCTTCCGTGTCAATGACTTCTATGAGTGCTTTGATGAAGATGCCGAGAAAGCAGCCAAGATTCTCAAACTGACGCTTACCACCGCAAAAGGCAACAAACTTGCCGGTTTCCCTCATCATGCTCTCGACACCTATCTTCCCAAACTCATAAGAGCCGGACATAAGGTTGCAATCTGGGAGCAACTTGAAGATCCGAAAAAGAAGAGCAACAAAGGGAAATAAGAATCTCCCTTAAATCACATCATCAACTCAAACGCGGCACTACTCAATAAAACGGGTGGTGCCGCTTGCTTTGCTATGGAATATCAAGAGTTTCTTAAATCCAAGATAAAAATATCCGAGGATTTCGGCTTTACCGTCAAGATGGAGGAAATCAACCCCAAGTTGAAACCTCACAATAGGCTGATGGTAAAATGGCTCGTTGAGGGGGGCAAACGTGCCTGTTTCGCATCTTTCGGATTACACAAGACTGTTACACAGTTGGAGACGGTAAGGCTTACCCTCTCCAAAGTCGGCAAAGGGAGCGGCTTGATAGTTTGCCCTCTCTCAGTCCGTCAGGAGTTCGTTGAGGACTCCAAAAACATACTCGGCTGGGAGCGCCCCCCAAAGTTTATCAGACGCGCCGAAGAGATGGATGGCGACGGTATCTACCTCACAAACTATGAAAGTATCCGAGACGGCAAGTTGGATCCCGAATTGTTTGTTGTCGCAAGTCTTGATGAGGCGTCTGTCTTACGAGGTCTCGGTGGGTCCAAAACATTTCGGGAATTTATGAGGCTGTTCACCGGCGATGGTGGACCCATGCAAGTGCGTCGGCAGGCAGAGCGTATCAAATTCCGCTATGTCGCCACTGCCACCCCATCACCAAACGACTATATAGAGTTGTTGGCTTATGCCGACTTCCTGGGCATCATGGATGTGTCGCAAGCCAAAACGAGGTTCTTTAAGAGGGATTCAACGCATGCTGACAATCTCACCCTCCACCCACACAAGGAAGAGGAGTTCTGGTTATGGATATCCTCGTGGGCACTGTTTGTCAGCAAACCATCTGACATCACCGGCGACACGGCAGACGATGAGGGCTACATCCTCCCGGACCTTGACCTGCGATGGCACGAGATACCGACGGACTATTCTAAGCCGAGTGTTGACAAATACGGCAATCTGGTGTTATTCGCTACCGAGGCTATGGGACTGCAACAGTCGGCAAAAGAAAAACGAGAGAGCCTCCCGGCCCGTATTGACAAGATGATGGAGTTGAGAGCCGAGGATCCCGACGCCCACCGCATCATTTGGCACGACCTTGAGGCAGAACGCCACGCCATAGAGAAAGCCATTCCCTCTATCAAATCCATCTACGGCTCCCAAGACTATGAGAAGAGAGAGAAGAACATTCTCGACTTCTCCTACGGGCGCGTTCAGGAGTTGGCGGCCAAACCTGTTATCGCCGGTTCCGGCTGTAACTTCCAACGCTATTGCTCGTGGGCCATATATCTCGGCATAGGCTATAAGTTCAACGACTTTATCCAGTCGATCCACCGCTTGCAACGATTCCTTCAGACTAAGAAAGTCCGTGTTGACCTCATCTATACCGAGGCAGAGCGTGGCGTGCGCAAGGCTCTTGAAACAAAGTGGCAGAACCACATTAAACTCATTAACAACATGACCGAAATTATTAAGAAATACGGCTTATCTCACAAAGAAATGTCGGCACATCTCGCCCGCAAGATGGGTGTTGAGCGTGTAGAGGTGTCCGGCGACGGCTACCGCATAGCCAACAATGACAATGTTCTGGAATTGCAGAACACAGACCTCTACCCGGACAATTCCGTGGGTCTTATCGTAACATCCATTCCGTTTGCAACCCAATACGAATATTCTCCCAATTATGCCGACTTCGGCCACTCGGAGAGCAACGAGGAGTTTTTCAAGCAGATGGACTACCTTACCCCGAACCTCTTTCGAGTGCTCCAGCCCGGGCGTATGGCGATAATCCATGTCAAAGACCGCATTGTGCCGATGGGTCTGAGCGGAATGGGTTGTCAGACTGTCTATCCGTTCCACTGCGACTGCATCAGGCATTATACCAAACACGGCTTTGCCTACATGGGTATGAAGACCATTGTAACAGATGTGGTCCGGGAAAACAATCAGACCTACCGCCTCGGCTGGACCGAACAGTGCAAGGACGGCACGAAGATGGGAGTCGGGATGCCGGAGTATCTTCTCATCTTCCGCAAGCCTGCCACCGATCGCACCAATGCCTACGCCGACATTCCTGTTGTCAAAGACAAAAAGTGGTGGAATGAGCAAACGCGCACATGGGATAACCCCGACGGATACAGCCGCGCCCGTTGGCAGATGGATGCACATGGCTACACTCGTTCATCAGGCGACAGGCTGATGACACCCGAAGAGATAGCGAAGATGGACCACAAATCTATCTACCGCTTTTTTAAGAAATATTCTCTCAACGAGGTATGGGATTATGACTATGTAGTGAAGATCGCTGAAGAGCTGGAACTGCATGGGAAACTCCCGACGGGATTTATGTTGCTCCAGCCCGGCAGCTGGACCGACAACGTGTGGTCAGACATCGCAAGAATGAGAACCCTCAACACCATTCAGTCAGTGAAAGGTAAAGAGCAGCACCTTTGCCCTCTGCAATTTGACATAGTGAATCGTGTCATAGACCAGATGAGCAATCCCGGTGATATTGTTCTCGACCCATTCGGAGGTCTGATGACTGTTCCCTATTGTGCGCTGCTCAAAGGCCGCAAGGGATGGGGCATAGAACTCTCGCCGGTGTACTTCCTCGACGGCGCACAATATTGCGCCCAAGCATCCACTAAAAAAGAAACACCCTCACTCTTTGACTTCCTCGATGAGCAGCCGGAGGAAGACGATGAACCGCTACCTTTTGAACTCCAAGATAAAAAGTAACATGAAAAGAAAAGATGCCCAGACCGCCTCGGGCTTGAGCCTGCCGGTCGTAGTCTTTGTGGTATTCCTTACCCTACGCCTCGCCGGAGTCATTTCCTGGTCTTGGTGGTGGGTAACATCGCCACTCTGGATTGTTGCCGCTATAATTGTGGCAATCACTATCCTCTATGTAGCAGTATTCACATACCGCTATCGCAAGCACAAACGTAACTAACCTCATCATCTATGATGGAAAAAATCAGACCACCTCCCGGCTACATGAGCGAGATAACACCAGTCATTCACTTAACCCAATTCTTTACCAATGGCAATAACGCTGAATAAAAGTGCTATCCGATGCGAAGAGATAGCAATCGCCAGTGGTAAGATTACCCCCAACTCATCGGCTCAACCTTTGCTCTACGACATATCCCGTGATTGGCGCAAGCTGCTTGATGCGTCAAATTTTCAAAGCGACAATCCGGGCCCGTGGAACGAAAAGGAAGAGGCGGCGGCAGAGGTTATGATTTCCACTATGACCTATCTTCAGCGCATTGGTTGCAAGAACATCGAACAGTTGCTCAAGGACACCATAGAGCGACACGCCCGGCAAAATGAGTAGGTTTCGTTAATGGCTATTCTGATGATGTAAATTGATGATGTTAAATAGCAATGACCGAAAATACAATTTTAGCAATAAGCCTCTTGGATTTCAACAAGGGGCAACTCCAAGGACTCCCGAAGAATCCCCGGTTCTTTCGGGACTATCGCTATGAGGCGATGAAGAAGAGCATCGAGGAGTCTCCCGAGATGCTTGAACTCCGTGAACTAATCGTCTATCCATACCCGGAAGGGCGGTACATAGTCGTTTGTGGCAATCTGCGTTTGCGTGCCTGCAAGGAACTCGGATACAAAGAGCTTCCGTGCAAGATTCTCAACCCTGAAACCGATGTGAAGAAGTTGCGCGAATATGCCACAAAGGACAATGTGAGTTTCGGCGAGAACGATGTTGACGTGATGACCAACGAGTGGGACAAGTCAGAGTTGCAGGATTGGGGTGTAGAGTTCGCCCCGGAAAAGAAAACCGATGAGTTCAAAGAGCGGTTCGACTCAATCACCGATGAGACTGCAATCTATCCCCTGGTCCCCAAATACGATGAGAAGCACGAGTTGTTTATCATCCAGTCCGGCAATGAGGTTGACAGCAATTGGCTCCGTGAACGTCTTGGAATGCAGCGTATGCGGTCCTACAAGACTGGCAAGGTGAGCAAGAGCAATGTTATCGACGTTAAAGATGTTCGTGTCGCATTGGAGGGCGAGAGAAAATGAGCAATCTCAAAATCGTAATCCCCTCGCACAAGCGACACGATAGGGTTTTCGCCAAGAAACTCGTTAACAATCCCATCATCTGCGTAGCTGAAAGCCAGGCAGACCTCTACCGCCAATATAATCCGGAATGCGAGATTGTAACACACCCCGATGATGTGATTGGGCTTATCCCCAAGCGTAATTGGATGGCCCGTCACTTCGGAAACCTTATGATGCTCGATGATGATGTCCACGTAGTGAAAACCCTCTTTTGCGAAAAGGGTGAGACTGGAGTAATCCGCGATCCGGACCAGATAACCCACATCATAGAGTCCCTGTATGAGTTGGCGTGTCTGCTCGATGTTCATTTGTTCGGGTTCACCTCTGCCATATCGCCGGTGATGTATAACGAGTGGGGGTATTACTCCCTCTCGAAGATGATTACCGGTTGCGCCTATGGTGTGAGGTACAACAAGAATGTCTGGTGGAATGAAGAGATACGGCTCAAAGAAGATTTCTGGATTTCGTGTTACATGAAATTCAAAGAGCGCCGGATTCTCACCGACCTCCGCTACAACTTTGCCCAGAAGGGCACGTTTGTCAATGCCGGAGGGCTTGCAGCGTTCCGCAATCAGGAAGAGGAACGCCGCTCGATACTGTTCATCAAAAAGCATTTTGGGGACAGCATCAATATCAAAGGCGCAACCAACAACGGCAAAGACAAGACAAAGCAGCTCGTGGAGTATAATATCTCCTGCAAGTTCAAATTTTAACCTGCTGAATATCCGCTAAAAATGGCGTTAAAATGGTGCTCAATCTGATTTCATATATCGTCATTTTTGGCTAAATTTACAGAAGTAAACCACCAAATAGCAGCAAGTTATGATAATACGAACAATAAACGGCTACGATTTCTTTGAGGTCAGTTCAGCCATGCAGAAGGCAATCCGTCGGGCCGATGCCAGAGTAGCCGGATACTTTGCTCTGGAGTTATGGCATAGCAACTATCGGGATTATGTATGGAAACGACTGTTTACCATCAGTGCCGAAGATTGCTACGGACTCATCACTAAAGAGATTGAGGCGCTTTGGCAGGGCCACGAGTTAGTCAACAAAAACAAGACTGAGCCTAAAGGCAGAATCTTCGTGAGCAAAGCGGTGTTGCTCCTGTGCGAGTGCCGCAAGAGCCGAGACGCGGATCATCTGCAAAATCTTGTCTATGACCGAAACGATGTGGATGTTGAGCAGTGGATAGATGATGTAAGACATTATCCCATCCCCATACCGCCTTACACATTCGATGTTCACACCCGAAAGGGTAAGAAGTACGGCAGAACCAAAGCAGAGTTCTTCCGTGAAGAGTATGAGGCGTTACAACCTCGGGTGCCTGGTCTGTTCGATGACCTTGTGCCACCTCAATCAAGCAATCTATTCAGCGGCCCGGACCAGAAGTCTGAGCCGCTTTAATTTTCCATCACAATGAATCTACCACCCTTAGACAAAGAGATGCTGGCAAAGATGGGCATTGCGCCGGACGCGGTGCCCATCCGCCCGGCATTGGATTTCGGCATTAAAATGCCACCCCGGACACCCAAGCCGCCCAAAGCCATTACACCGGAAGAGGCTAACGAGATGTTCGGCGTGTCGCTTGCCGTCAAGATGAATTTCATCCCTCAGATGCTTGTAGCCCTCGCCCTTGATTATGCGACCCAGTTCGTGAATCATTGCCGGGACAATCGCATCAGCGAGTTCAAAAAGCACAACCGCCTCATCAAACTCTGTATCGAAGAACACACCGCCCGTCTTGCGAAATCCTACGGCAACGCATTTCAGGCATACACAAACTATGTTGAGCGATACTTTGACTATGTAAGTGTTGACCGCTTCAAGATGTGGTGCAGCATCGGGAATGTAGTCAACCGACAGATTCCGAAAGACAGAGACCGTGACGGTGCCACTCTCGTTGCGATCATTCACAAGCTGATTGATTATGCCGAGAACTATGACCGCAAGATGGATAAAGTGATTGCCGATAAAGTCAAGGCTCCTGTCAGTCGCAAGCAGGATGATATGCTGAAACTCATCGTTGCAATGTGCTATGAGTTTGAGGACACATGGGGATTCAAGTTAGAGCCGGATCCTATTGTTGACATGAACATCGGAGTGCTTGCAAATAGAGCCTCAACCCTTGCTGATTTCATCATCGGAGAGGAAAAAGTCAGTAAATGTTAAGGTGTAAAAATGGTGTTCATTCTGATTGCAACATCCGCCTTTTATGGTTAACTTTACAGTATAACAAACTAAAAGTCAAACCAATAAAGCCAACATAATAATGAAAACAATCGCTGACCTCAACGCTCTTATTCCTACCCTCGTGGAACTCCTCCGCAACAATGACCACGAAATCGGAGAGTCTTACTATGAGCAAGATGAAGATGGATGGGGAAGATGTGATGAATCGACCACCAACTATCTTTGCTATGAGGAAGATGGGTGGCTCATAGAAGTAACCTATGAGTGCTGTGGAGAGTGGGATAATGACCCTGGCGATTATTGGACTCCACCGAGCAGCGACCTTAGAAGAGCATGGGGCGAGGTTACCGAAATTACCGCCTCCCACTACGATGAAGATACAGGTGATGAGTCAGAGTTCAGCGAAGAGGATGTAAATAAACTCTGGATTGCTCTTGATGAAGAGCTGAAAGATATTGCATAAGTCAAACCAATAAAACCACCAGCTATGAATGTAAAAGAACTTATAGCCAAGTTGCAGAAACTGCCTCAGGACAAAGAAGTGAGGTATGCAGTCAATAAGGGTCGTGGAAAGCGAACCCTCTGCGCAATCAACGACATCGAGATTTATGAAAACGCATGGGTAATCCTCCAATTCAAAGACCGATGACACGGAAAGAGAGACAAGAGGCCCGGGCGGAGCGTTACCGCCAAATCGCCGAGAATGCCGATAAGAGAGCCACCGCCGCTTTTAATGCCAGTAGCGCCGCCGTTGAGAACATTCCCCTCGGTCAGCCTATCCTCGTCGGCCATCACTCTGAGAAAGCCCACCGCCGGGCCCTGGAGCGTTCACATGGGGCAATGATGCGGAGTGTTCACGAGTCCGAGAAAGCCGCCTACTACCGCCAAAAAGCCGAGGCGGTTGAGAATAACGATAATATCTACCTCGGCGATGATGATGCGATAGAGCGGCTGAAAGAGAAGATTGCCAGACTCACCACTCTTCAGGAGCAGATGAAAGAGTCAAACAAGATTCTGCGAAACTCCAAATTGACGCATACCGAGAAGATTGATGCGATAGTTGCTCTTGGTGTATCTGAGGCCAAAGCAACGCGAATAGTCCGGGGGAACCTTATCTTCCCCGGCTATACTCTCACTAACAACAATGCCAAAATCAATGCCGCTAAAAAGCAGCTTGCAAAGGCTGAGAGTCTGGCATCAAAGGAAGATAAAGAGTACACCATAGGAGACATAACAATCGAAGAGTGCTATTCCGAGAATCGGGTGAGAGTCTATTTCCCCGGTGTTCCGGATGTGGATACACGAATCCAGTTGAAACGAAACGGATTCCACTGGGCAAAGTCAATGGGATGCTGGCAGGGATATATTAACCGCCGGACTCTCGACTTCATCAAAGAGATAACAAAGTCAAACCAATAAACCGTAAAAATATGGGATACAGAATCCATGTAGCCGAAGTCTATCAGGTAAAACATCATTTGTTTGATAACTTCAATGGAAAGTCAGAGGCGATCAATCGAATGCTTGCCGATAATTGCCCCGGCCTTGTATGGGAGGGTGAGGATGTAGAATGTTCGGAACGGCTTGAAGTGCCACGCGCCGAACTCGGAGACCTCATCGCCAAAATCGCCTCGGATAAAGAGGATTTTGAGAAATGGGCAAAACTCTACGACATAGATGAAAGTGCCGATCAAGTCATTGCCATTATCGCCAAATGGATTGCATTGAGCGACCAGCGTAATGATTTCGTAGTCCTTTCCTGGTACTAATCACAAGTCAAACCAATAAGCCACAAATATGACAGTAATAGAACAACGCACGATGGACGCGATACAGTCTATCAACCGCAAGACCAAGGATGCCAATCAGATTGATTGGGAGCAGCGCCGCTATGAGATAGCAAAAGAGGTGATGGGAGCAGAGGCATCAAATGAGCCATTTAGCGAGGATGCCGCCAAGTATGCAGTCGCCTGCGCTGATGCACTGATTAAGGAACTCAAAAATAGTCAAAGCGAATGAATAGAGACTATGCCTATTGTGTCGGAGTCAACTTCTTTAAGGAGAAGGCTCCGGCCATCTGCAAGAACTGCAAGCGATACATACCGTGGTCAGAACCGGTAGAAGATACCCTGATTTGGGTTGCGCCGCAGTATGATGAGAAAACTGGTACATGCCCACTGATTGACCCCAAAGAAATAGAAAATGGAAAAACAAGATAAAGAATATACCGAGGCTCTTGAAAAGAGCAGAATCTTCTTCCTGGAGAAGTGCGGCGAAATGTCGTTAGCCCATTATCGGGCGTTGACATCCGCTTTCAAAACAGCGTATGAACTTGGACTCGAACACGGCAAAGCCCAGTGTCCCACAAACGAAGATGTCAATGGATAAATTCATCGAAGTAAAACGAGCAGAGAATCCGGAAGTATTCCGTTTTGAGTGCGACAAAGAGGATGAGTACATTCTCATCAATGTAGACCATATCGTAACAAGTACCCCAAAAGGCGAGAAATGCCTCATACAACTATCAGGCGAGAAGTTTGACATACTTGTCGATCACTCGGCATCATGGGTGATTGGACTAATCAACGAGAGACCATGACAATGAGAACAATTAAATTTCGTGGCAAGCGTATCGACAATGGCAATTGGGTAGCAGGTGAACTGCTCCATGTTGCCGGAAGTTGTTTGATATACTTCCCCAATGATAGCGGCACCGAGCCGCTTGCAATTTCAGAACACAATATAATTGCTGTTGAAATCTTCAGAGATGAGATAGCAGTTGTTGCCCCCGACACAGTAGGTCAATTTTCCGGACTGCTTGATAAGAACGGGAAAGAAATCTATGAGGGCGACATAGTGAGATACTATGACGACATCGAAGATGAGTTAGTAGATGCTCCTGTAATCTTCCACTCCGCCTCATGCTCGTTCTGCGCTCAACCGCCAAGATTTGGTGATCCTGTTGGACTCTGTGTTCATTGGCAGTTTGAGGTACTTGGCAACATTCACGATACCCCCGAACTAATCAAATAAACCATACGAAATGAAAGAATTAAACGCTATGGAGTGGCGCAGACTCCTCACTTCCTTTGTGGCAGACGATGAGGGAATGCGCCCCGTGTTGATGCAACCATTTGAGCAGAATGGATATGTGTGCGCCACCGACACTCATATCCTTATCCGTGTTGCAAAGAAGTTCATCACCGATGACTACACAACCGACAAACACACTCCCGATGTAGCCAGCGTTATGCCGGAACACAATCCCATCTCGACAATCTCGGTGCAGACTCTCAAAGGCGAGTTTGTCCGTCTGCAGATGGATTATGACACCGACTCCGTTGACTGCCCGTATTGCGATGAAGAGGGCGATGTAGAATGGGAGTTTACGGACTCCGACGGGGACCGGCACACAATGTGGGCTGAGTGTCCGTGTTGTGATGGTGTCGGACTCCTCCCCAACGGGTACAATAAGAAATGCCAGGTTATCGGTGCTACAATCAATGCCCACTACATGTTGCTTATATATCGTGTGATGTCAACCCTCGGTGTTGATACCACTGAGATTACAAGAGGCGATAGAGAGAAGATTCTGTTTCATATCGCCGACGGCATAGATGTGTTAGTTATGCCTTTGGCACACTAATTCAATACTCATAAAGAAAGGTCCACTATGGATAGAAAAATATTTGAAAAGGCGAAATCAATAGATTTTGAGACGGGACATATTCGTGGCGCAATAGCACGCTTAGAAAGAGGCAAGAACGTGTTCCATATCGTTGAGGAGTTCCAGAACGTGATAGACCCTGAATTGCTTCAGAAAATACAGGCAGATGCCAACGCAAAGGTCTTGGAGATTCTGAAAAAAGAGCTAAGCGACTTGGATAAGCAATTGGAGGATTTATAACATGAAGCGTTGGACTCCGGAAGAAGAGAATGAATTGCGAGAGCTTTACGGCACAATGACCGCCGAGGCTCTCGCAGTTCGTTTCGGCACCACCTATCGGGCAATATACCAAAAGTGCAACAAGATGGGGCTAAAGAAAGAGCAGCCGTGCAAGATTCATCTTACACCTCGCCAAGAGTTATGGATGAGAATAAACTGGTCGCACATGTCAAACGAGATATGCGCCCTCATGCTCGGCATTAGTCTGCGATCCGTTGTGCGACAAGCCCGGCGCCTCGGCTTGAAAAAGACCGACCAATTTATGAAAGAGTGCCAGACGCACACCGCCAAAAAAGCAAAAGAGAGCCACCTTAAAAACGGCACATATCCGGCAAAGGGGTATTACTCTCCCAATCTCCAAAAGGGCGAGGCATACCAATTCAAACCGGGCCACAAACGTATAAAACCACCATTCTAACCATGTTCGGAAAATCAAAAAGCAGCACAAATTTAGAGAGCGACAAGGAATTTATACACATTCCTCCGACCCACGTATTTGCACCTATCCTCAGCGGAGAACATAGAGCCTCCGAGATGATTGAACGCCTTACAACACATCTGAGAACAGATGTTAAGTGTATGGAGTATAAGGCACACATCGAGACCGGAAACAAAACCGTTGAAGTAATCGTAAGCGTCAAATCCCGTGAAGAAGATACTCAAGGAGAGCGACCATGAACGATTCTGCCGGATGTGGAGAGACGGCAAGAGCCTTGATGTAATGTCGGCAACTTTTGGGTTGAGCCAAGAGACAATACGGAAGTATGCCCGACATAAATTCAATCTGCCACTGCGCAAGAAGACTTGCCGGCACAGCATATTGGGAGACCCCAAAAAGGTTCAGTTCCTTAAACTCAATTACTCCGACATGGGAGATAATGTTATTGCCGTACTGATTGGCGAGAATCCCGACTGGGTAAGGCGTACCGCCCGGCGGTTAGGTCTGGAACACTCCGAGCAATACCGCGCCGAAGATTACGCCTACCGAGCCAAGAAAACCTCAGTAACACGCAAAGAGAACTTTGCCCGTGGTCTATATCCCTCAACACCGAGAGACGCGGCTACGGGGCAATTTATAAGCAAGGACAAGAGATGAAAGGGAGAGCCAAGATAATCCACCGTCAAGGGAGTGTTAATGTAGCAGTGTGCAGTGCCCCGATGGATGATGCGCCCCGGACTTTCAACAACCTTGTAAAAGCGATGAAAGAGCGTGCCAAAAGCGCGTGGGGAGTGAGGTTTGAGGAAACGCCGGACTCCATCACGGCAATCTGGCCACGTTCCGACCGACTGCCCGACGGATGGAGCGAGAGCGTGAAATTTATTCCGGAGGAATAGTGTTTTTTTTTGAAAAAAGGTGCTCAAAAATTTGGATATTCAACAAATGTTGATTAACTTTGCATTGTCATTAAGACAGAGAGTTAGTTAACATGTTTCACTAAAAAAGATTTTCAAAATGAACGATGAGAAATTCAAATTGAGAATTATCGAGGTAGTCGCCCTCTTGATTAAGTTCAGAAAGATGACTGACAAGAGCGACAAGAGAATCCTCAGAGACTACATCAGAGCAGTAGTCAAAGAGTTGACCTTAGTCTAAGAGACTCCCCGAAACAAAGAACCCTCCCCCGAAAGGGGGAGCGGTTCCCTTAAAAAAATAACTATGGCTGAAGAAGATTTAATAAATGAAATCATGGAACGTGCGCAATCCGAGGAGGGTCAGCGGTTAGCCGATGAAACCTTTGCACGTTTGAAAAATGGAGAGGTTACGCCAGATAAATTGGTGGTTGACCTCAAAAGAGAAGATATAGCCAAAGTGCTCAAAGTGTCTTACATTGCCGAGCGTTTCTTTGGTCGTTCCCGGTCGTGGCTGTGTCATAAGCTGAACAATGACATAGTAAACGGAAAGCGAGAGGGGTTCACCATTGAGGAGCGCAAGAAGCTCAAAGCCGCTCTCGACACCATAGCATACGAAATTCAAAATTTGTCGGATAATTTGTAGTTAATTTCTCATCGTTCATCTACATATTCCGACACCCCGGCCCGATTGACCTACAAAGTCAGTCGGGCTTTTCTTTTGCCAACTAATCTCATCACACATGAAAGCGTATATTTCAATTCCGATCAGCGGGCGACCGCTCCCCGATGCCAAGTATCAAGCCGAGTGCATCAAAGCAAAACTGACCGAGCATGGCCACGAGTGTATCTCCCCCTTTGACGTTTGCCCGGAGTCCGGCAAGCCTTACGCCTACTACATGGGCAAAGACATTGAGGCTCTGTTAGCCGATGATATTGATGCCGTGGTGTTCGGCAACGGGTTCCACGACTCCAAGGGCTGTCGGCTGGAGCACGCTGCCGCCGAAATCTACGGCAAGCGCATCGTGTATCAGTCGTGCTTCTATTTCCTCGATTTCACAACACTTAAACCAATCCCAGTAAAATGAAAAAGTATCGTATCAAAAGAACCTGCAAATGGGTTCACGTTCCCGGCAGGCATTTGCACTGCCCGACATTTGCCGTGCAAGTGTTCATCATCTTCGGGCTATGGCTCACAATAAAATAATTCTCGGATTCCGATGATCCCGACTTTGCCCGGCGTGAGGCAGAGGAACTGTTAGACAAACTCAACGAAAAGTAAGAAATGAAAGTAATCATCACCGGCGGCGAGGGCTTTATTGGAAAGGCTCTCGCCGTTGCGCTTAAAAAGCGAGGTATTGAGGTGTGCAGTATCGACCGCCTCAACGGGATAGAGGCCGGTGACTTTTTCACCGGCGCCGACATCTCCGGCATTGATTGTGTGTACCATCTCGCCGCCCAGACTTCTGTTTTCAACGAGAACAAGACCGACATCATCCACGATAACATCGAGGTGTTCAAAATCGTGTGCGATGCCTGCGCCCGGCATGGCGTTAAGTTGGTCTATGCCTCATCATCGACAGCGGCCGATGGCAACACTACATCCATCTACGGCATCAGCAAGCGTTTCAACGAGGAATATGTCCGTTGCTACAATCCGAGAGCCACGGGCGTAAGGTTTCACAACGTGTACGGGCCCCGACCGCGTCAGGGTACTCTTCTTTGGCACCTTCTCAATCAGGAGCGGGTGAAACTCTACAATATGGGGCGTAACGTGCGACACTTTACCTACATTGACGACATTGTTGAGAGCCTTGTCTTTGCGTATGGTAGCAGCCATCGGCTCATCAACGCCGCCAATCCGGAGCAGACCACCACACTGCATCTCGCTGAATTGGTGAAACAATATAAACCGCTTGAAATAGAAATGATTGCGGAAGAGCGCGATTTTGACCGCAAAAAGCAATCGGTCAACGAGGCGGTTTATACAGTACCTTTGCAATATACGCCTGTCGCTGACGGCATAAGGCGCATATTTGAGAGCACGGACTATGAGCAGACGCAGTAAGATAATACGCATGGATAATTGGGATGTTCCTGCCTCTCGGCCACGGCTGAAGGGTGGGAATATCCCTCTTTGTGACTTGTCGCCCCGGACGGTTCTGCATCAGCTCGGCTCCCTGGTATATTTCGCGCAGTACAAGCGCACAAAGAGCGGGATTCCGTTCAGCGAGATAAAGCACTCGGCCGATATAGCCGAGTTGTTTGCCGAGACCGCCTGCAACTTCATTGAGCGTCTTGTCAACAATACGGAAGATTGGTGTATCATCACCACTCCCCGGCGGCGCCATGCAGACGGGTTCCACTTCGCCACGGCGGTATGTGAGAGGATATCGGCCAATCTCGGTATTCCGTTCTATGCCGATGCCGTTCAGTGTATCAACCACAACCGTCTGCACCCTGACTTCATGTTGTTGCGGCCCATCGCCGAGCGGCGGGTGATAGTCTATGATGACATCATCACCACCGGCTCCACGATGATAGCCACCAACACGCAGCTCGGAGACCGGGACATGGTTCTCAACCTCATAGGCATCAGTAACCGATAAATCCATTCTCCCGGCGATGATTTTGAGACAATCCCCACCTCATTTGAGCGTAAAAGCGGCTCATATCGCCATAAAAAGCGGCAAAGCGGGTAGAATTTTACGCATTTGCCAAAAATTTTAAGGGAGCGGGAGAAATCCAAATGATGGCTAATACCTCAACGGCTTCTGTTCATCATAATAATCTATTATTACGACATCATCAACAATAGCATAACATCATTATCATCTATGGCAAGAGCAAAGAACAAACATGGCCTCACGCCTCAGCAGGAACTGTTCTGTCAGTATGTAGTCGATGCGTATGGCAACGATACCAAAGGCATACTTGTGGCCGCCTATCGCAAGGCTTATAACTGCAAGAGTGACGTGAACGAACCTTGGCATTACAGCAAGGCAAGTGCTTTGGCTGCTCAGGATAAGATAAAGGTAAGGATAGAGCAGCTTCGAGAAGAGCAGGCGCGCCTCGCGTCGATAAGCCGTGAGCGCATCATCAGCGACGATGTGAGCATCCTTGACTTAGACCCTCTTGACTTGTGGACTATCGACAGCAAGACGGGCCGCTGGCGTATGCGATACCTGCATGAGATACCAAAGAAGACACGCAAGCTGCTGAAGTTCGTGAGGGTCGGCAAGAACATAGTCCCGGAGGTTGATAAGGACGCAGCCAAGAAACGGCTTATCGACGTACTGGGATTTGCCGCCGCCAAGGACATCAATGTAACCTCACAGAGCAATGTGGCAGGAGAGCTCCGCATCGGATTTGATGAAGATGACGAGTGAACGGATTGAAAGCAAATAAGGGTAAAATCATTTCACTTTGTCGGGAGGGGTGGAAAAATCCCCGTGGAAATACAAAAGTGAGTAAGCAAATCCGCTCTAAAACCTTTCAAACTGTCAAAATCAATGAAGATAAATTTCAAGAAGCTCAATCCTGTCGGTTTCTATCTGCTGAGGTTCCTGCAAGACCTGACCATCCGCTTTATTATTCTGTTCGGAGGGTCATCGTCCGGCAAGTCATATAGCGTTGCGCAGATTATTCTCATATTCACACTATGGGAAGGGAGCAACACGCTCGTCATGCGTAAGGTTGGGGCCTCAATCCGAGACTCCATATATCAGGACTTCAAGACAGCCGCTGACCAACTTGGAATAACTAATCTGTTCAGGTTCTCCGATGGAGTAAAGACAATAACGTGCCTCACCAACGGGGCGCGTATTGTGTTCAAGGGTCTTGATGACTCGGAGAAGATAAAAGGTCTGTCAAGTTTCAAGCGTGTAGTTCTGGACGAGGAGAGCGAATTTGAAGAGGAAGACTACAAGCAGATCCGCAAGCGTCTGCGAGGTATGGTGGGCCAGCAGATTATCACCACATTCAACCCCATCAAGGAAACGCATTGGATTAAGACCCAGATATTCGACAAAGAGAAGTGGCACGACATTCCGAAAGTCGTAGAGATAGCAGGCCGGGAGTTGCCACCACAACTCACCGACGTGAAATCAATACGGATGAACGAGCCGAAATCAATCCTTAACCCTCGCACCAAAGAGATAGAGGAACACCCCTCGGACACTGTTGTCATTCAGACCACCTACCTCAATAACTTTTGGGTTGTCGGCTCTCCTGACGGTACCTATGGCTTCTATGACGAGCAGTGTGTGGCCGACTTCGAGCGAGACCGCCTCAACGACCCCGACTATTACAATGTCTATGCCCTCGGAGAGTGGGGTGTCATCCGCACCGGCTCCGAGTTCTTCTCATCATTCAATCGCGGTGTGCATACGGGAGTATGCGAGTATGACCCGACATTGCCGGTGCATATCAGCGTTGACTCCAACGTGCTGCCTTATATCTCAATCACCTATTGGCAGATTGCGTTAGAGGGAGATAAGAAGCACATCCGGCAGATTGGCGAGACGTGCGCCGACAGCCCGAACAATACCGTCAGGAAAGCGGCCAAGCTCGTTGCCAAGCGTCTGCATGAGCTATTATGTACAACGAGACCAATTGCCGTGCGTGGAACGCCCAGACCAGTAGCACACAATACAAAAGTGTACCTCCACGGTGATGCCTCAACAAGAGCCGCCAATAACATAGATGATGAGAAACGGT